CTCAGCACGTTTCCGATAACGCTCCCTAGCGCGTCGCTTATCGGAATCAAAAACCCAGTCGCCCGCGTTAGGCGGCAATTTTTGTGCAGGCATGTCACCACTTCACCTTGTTAGCCCAGTAGGCCGCTGACATCTTGCCTTTAGCAATATTCTTCGCATGACGAGCTTTAAAGGAAGCCTGCCGTTTCGTCGGCTGCCTGTCACCCGTCACACCCTGCTGACCAAAGCGAATCGTCTTGATCTGCGAGCCTTCTTTAGCCACAACAACATGCGACTTCGTCGGATGATTAGGTGTGCGCTTCGGCTTGTTATAGCCGGTAACACCAGCACGAGTCAGGCGCGAGTCCTTCTTACTTGCCACGCTTCCTCCGCACAGCAGCGTTATCAACAAGGTTTGGGTACGGCCTACCCGCTTTCTTCGCACGCGCCTTAGCCGCAGCCTTCTGGGCTGGGGTCAAAGGTGTGGACTTCTTGCGCGGGTTAGGCCGATCCCAGAACGCTTTCTTAGCGGCCACGGCCCGACGAACCCCTGCCGCCCCTTGCTCTTGCGTCACGCGCATTGAGCAACTTATTGGCCGTGCTGGTACTCATCGGAGGACGCCTACTCCAGCCATCATCAGCAGCCTTTGGCTTAGAAGCGGCAGGCTTAGATGCTGACTTAGGGGCAGGCTTAGAAGTCGACTTTTTACGGTAAGCCTTGACTGTCTGTCCTGATGCGCCCGTGTACTTGTAGGTACGTCCGCCGCGCGAGCCGGAAAGACGACCGCTTGAACTACCCTTGGCAGGCATTAGCGCGACTTCTTTGCCGCTGACGCCTTTCCGGCCTTGAATCCGGCGCGGTACTGAGCGGAACCCTTACCCTCAAGACCATACTTCGGCTTCGTGTTGGTAGAACCGATCCTGCGGTTACCGCTCGTAGAAGTCTTACGCTTACCTGCGCCAGCCTGCTTACCCTGCTTGTAGGCACGAGCGGCTTCCTTGCCAGTAACACCGTACTTGCTAGAACCGCCACGACTTGCCTGTGATGCTGCCATTTCACTTACTCCCGTTCTTGCTACCACCGTAGCCGTTACCAACCTTCGACTGACAACCACAAAAAGTACACATTTACTTCCCCTTACCCTTCACGCGCGTGCGATCTTCTTCTGCACAGCCTTAAAACCTGGATGTTTCTTAGCAGCCATGATTAGCGCCCTCGGCGCTTAGTGGTTGACTTCTTGGCAACAGGCACAGACTTCTTCGGACCCTCGGAGCCCTTAGTGGTGGCAAAAGAAACAGCAGCGCCAGTAGCAGCTCCTGCTCCGATACCAGCCTTCAAACCCTGCCTACGTCCCTTAGCCTTGCCAGTTCGCGAAGCGTCACGAAGAGCCTGGGCTGCGTTAGCCTTACGTGTAGCAGCAGCCTTCTTGGCAGCCTCAACGCGAGTAGGATCCTTGGTGATGTAAGTCTTAGCGGCAGTGTTCTGCTTCTTCTGAGCCGGGCTAGGTCTACCACCACGGCCCCTGCCGCCAGGGATGCCGCTGCCGGAACCGCCGCCTAGGCGACCACTGCTGCCACCCTTAGCAGGCATTAACGTGCACTCTTACCGGAACCACGAGTGCCACCAGGCTGACGAGCCATCTCATGCTGCGTCCACGAGTTCGCCGTACCCGCATACTGATGCGGGAGGGCATTCGTGTTTGACACGTTCGCCACATTCACATTCGGCGGCTGCACATTCGCAGGTGCCTTACCGCCCTGATTCGCAGGCTTCTTAGGCGCTGCTGCCGGAACTGCCATCTCACTTCTCCTTATGCAATTGGAACACGACGGGAAACTGAAGCTGAAAGATTAGGTTGCCCCGACGACGACAACCCAGCGAGAAGGAAGTTCAAATCGGGACGACCACCAGGCGGCAAACCAGCCTGCCCAGGTGCAACACCACGCGGCCTACCGAAAGCGTCAATGCCTTCCATATTCTCACCACCTGGCATGGGAGCCTCGCCAGGTGCGCCAGGGACCGGGGCAGCGCCAACATCTGTAGGCTCAACCATGCCAGGTGGCGGCTCAGGGGGAGCGAACGCTTCAGCGATCACTTCCTCAATCGGCTTACCCTTCTGGCGTCCCTCAATGATCAACGCTAGACGGGCAAGAATCTCACCAGGATCCTGACCATTCTGCGCCAGGACAGGAATAGCCTGCGCGTAACCAGACACCGCTTGACGCAGCGCCTGACGCATATCCTCAATGTCCAGCTTCTGCTCTTCCTCTGTCGCGTTCAACGAGAACGGCAAAGAACGGCGCAACCAGTCCTGCGAGATGAGTCGGTCACCACGGGCCTGCAACCCAAACACCAGTGCACGGTTAGGGTCCAGACCCGCCATGAGGCCATACTGAACATCGACCGAGTAATCGTTCTTGATGTCCTTCTCGGGCGAGTATGACACTTCATACGGTGTACCGTTGTCGTTACCGCGAATCGTCTTGCGGAACGACGGCCAGCAGATCTCCTCCACCTCAAAGCAGAGGGCGACCAAATCAGTGTATGCCTCAGCGAACATGGCGTGCGCGGTGCGAACCTGGGTGTCGAACCCGGTCATCAACGCCTGCACGCCACGGCCTGTGACGATGGATGCGTCTAGGTTGCCGCCACGAACCTCGGGGTAGCGGGAGCCTTGACGCAGCTCGTTGTCGAGAACGCCCTGCTCTTGGAACGCAGCAGCAGGAACCTCAAGTGGGATCCTGCGGATCTTCTCCGGTGTCGTAGAACGCAACACCGCGTCAGAACCGAGCGACAGTTCCTGCACATCCTGCGGCAACGCAATAGGTGCCTGCACACTCTTCTGTGCCGCTTCCATCGCCAGCAACGCGAAACGTGCCTTCGCAACCTGCACAGCGATCACATCATCGAACTGTCCACGCGGATCCTCGTCCAAACCTGGACGCTTCACCTCAACAGCAAGACACTTCCCAACAGGGTTAGGTGTACGCAACAGTTCCACGCCACCATCACCAGGAAGGAACAGAATGTCCACATCCTTGTCGTGGTAACGCACAACCTCAATCTGTGTAGCGGCACCAGGGGCCTGCTGCAAGATCACATTCTGTAGCTGCGGGAACTTCGCAACCAAATCATCAATGTGGTAGTTGATTGTTTGGAACAGTGCCTTCACCCGGTCACGGCGGTCACGGATCGTGTAGCAGCCCATAGAGTCAAGCCACTTGATGCGCGGCATTTTCTCGTCCCAGTCAATCTCCACAATACCGGGAACAAACCCATACGTGACGAAACGATCCGCAGCCGTGTACGCCTGCTTCTGCAACTGCGAATATTGCACGTAGTAGGTGGCGATACGTGTGCGCTTCTCAGCGAAAGCACGCGCACGATCCGACACCATACTTGAGCTAGAGCAGTTGAACGACGGCAGCGGGGCAATCACTTCAGACAGGTCACGCGCTGCCACATCCACCATGTTCGCCACAATCGGGCGAGTGAACGGGCCATCCTCAGGGAACAGTTCAGGGAACACCATCCCCATCTGTCCTGCACGGACCTGCTTAATGTCCCGCATACGCTGATCGCGCGTGTTGTTCTGCACACGCAGACGGTTATAGAGGCCAGCAACCTCAGCAGTCGTGGTCAACGAGCCTCCTACAGTGTCACGAACATTCGGTTACGTTCAAACTCGTTCAAGTCCACCGTCGCCCGAGTGGAACGGTCGTAACGGGTGGCGAACGGATTGTTCACATGGGAGCGGGAAAAGTTCGTCATCGCCGCGATACGGTCACGGCACGCAAGTTCCGCAAACCACAACGCCATCACAATGTCAGTCTTCTGTGTCTTCGGGGCGGCAGGATGCCAAATCAGCAACTGCTCCACCATCGACTTCGCAGCCTCACTGATCGCCGTAGACGGCAACTCAATCAACTGGTGCTTGTCCTGCCAGCCATGCCACAACGTCGTCATCGACGCCACACCGAAATCCACGTCATGCTTATTGGACCCAGTGAAATGTTCACGCAAAATAGCGCCCGTACCAGCCAGGTACTCCCTAACTTCACGGTCCTGCGTCAACATAGACTGGAAGGCGTTCTTCTCCACACGCCACTCCACGACACCGTACTTAGTCGTCCACTCCCTGATCAGATCCCTGATCTGGTCCGGTGTCATCGCAGGCTTGTTCCAAATGTCCAGCACGTACCGTTTCTGTGTGGCCGGATCCAAACCGATCACCACGGATGCTGTATGACCCGCCATGGCCGGGTCCAAGCCAGCTACACATATCAGCCCATCCATCCCGTCAGGGCGGCAGTTCACCATGCCGCGAGGCATAAGCCCGGTCATGCGGTTGCCATTCACCGACGCACGCAACGCCTCAGCGGAGAAGATGCCCTCATCGGCCACCTGCTGCTGCT